AAGACCTATTCGGGAATTTGGAAGGATGATGTGACAACCGCCGATTGGGGTAGCCTGAACATTGAGGGCAAGAAGAAGTATTATGAAGGGAAGTTCCTTACTGAAACCGATACGGATTTGATGCAGAAGTATCAAGACCTTTACAAACAGTTGCAGGAATTTGATACAGAAGGAAAATCATACTACGATGTTCAGCAAGAAATGAAGAAGATTGAAAGTGAAATTTCAAAGGTTCAATCTGATTTGAAAAAAGTTGAAAACGGTGGTATAATAGATGCAGTAGATGAAACCTTTTCGCAAGCCCGTAAAGATGCCGCCCTTTGGTTCGACAAGTCGCACGGTGGATTTCGTGCAGCGGATGCCTATTTTGATCCAGTTGCACAAGCGGTTCATGGTGCAGCAACCAAAGCCGAACACAAAGGATTTTACACCTACACACAAGGTTCAGGCGGTCACAACAGACCACTTGCAGGATTTGAAAAGCCGTGGAGTGAATACGGAACAGGCTGGGAAGCGAAATTCTTCAAGGGTTCAAAGAATGTGTGGATTGATTATGAAGGTAAGGGAAATGAAATTCGAGGACTTACAACCCTGATTGAAAAATCAACCTATGATTCTGATATTTGGTTGCAATCAGGACAGGATTTTGCAACGATTGAAGGTGTTTTTCAAATTCCTTATGGTACGCTTTCCAAAATGACCGATGCAGAATTGCAAGTGTTGGTTGGTGAAGAAAGGACGATTGAACAATTCCTATCAGCGGCGGTAAATGAAGGCGGCGGTTCAATGTTCAATAGCAAGCCTATGAAATTGAACATATACGCCCCGAAAGGTTCACAAATGCTTTATGCTTCCGATGTTGGAGCATTTGGTAAAGGTGAAAACGAAATGATTTTACAGCGTGGCGGTACTTATAAAATCACCAAAATCTATTGGGGGAACGATGCCACGGACGGAAACGCAAGAAAAATTTTCGTTGATATGGAACTTCACCCTGAAAAGGGATATGACCTATTCCAGCAAGATCCTTCTGAATGGACGGGTTCAAAGAAAACATACAGAGATTAAGAAAGGGGGTATTCATAGTGACAAGGCAAAATGAAGAAAGAATTGCTAAATTGTGGACGAAACAGCATGAACGGGAACTTGAAGAACAGCTTTCACAGAATGAAGAATTGCGGGAACTGTTTGAACAATATCCTGAAAGAAAAGAACTGTATAAGCTGAAAATCTTAGATTCAGAAGTTACAGAAGCACCTTCACCCCCGGACGATATTTGTTGTAAAACTTGTATCTTCCAGCTTCCACCTACAAGCATTGGTGGAAAAATGACTTCCCGCCACGATTGGGGAAAATGTAAAATACTGGATAACAAGCCGCATGAAGTTTTGTATGAACACGCAAAATGCGAGTTCTACGAGAAAGAAAAGAAGCATGGGAATTAAGCACTTTTGAAAGTTTATTTTCAAGGGTGCTTTTTTCGTGCCATTTTTCAGAAAGGGGTGATCCGAAATATCTTCCAGCTATGGGTTAAATAGCGTTTTCGTCTTTTTCGTATTGCAGACGGTAAAGAACAAGGTTCATTGGTGGTTCGTCACCCACCGAAAACAACGGAATGAATAGAAAGGATGGTATAAGACCATGAAAAAAGAAGATTTGATTGCAATGGGTTTAACGGATGAACAGGCACAGAAGGTTATGGATTCTCTTGACGGGAATTTTGTTACAAAATCCCGCTTCAATGAAGTGAACGAGGAAAACAAAACTTTGAAGAAGTCTGTTTCTGATCGAGATAAGCAGCTTGAAGATTTGAAGAAATCAAGCGGTGACAATGCCGCTTTGCAGCAACAGATTTCGGATTTGCAGAAAGCTAATGCAGATCAGCAGAAAGCCCATGATGCGGAACTGATGCAGTTGAAACTTGATAACGCTGTTGAACTTGCCCTTTCCGGTGCAAAGGCAAAGAACAGCAAAGCGGTAAAGGCTATGCTGGATATGTCGAAAGTGAAGGTAGGGGAAGATGGTAAACTTTCCGGCTTTGATGAACAGCTTGAAGCCCTGAAAAAGTCTGATGGATATATGTTTGATATTCAGCAGCAGACACAGCAACAGCAGTTCACGGGTTTTCAACCGGGTGCTTCCACTACTGTTCCGAATTCTACGGCAGCGGGATATGAAGCCCGCCTTGCGGATGCGAGAAAGAACAATAATCAGTTGGAAGTTATCAAAATCAAACAGGAAGCCGCCGCTGATGGCGTTGTCCTGATGTAAACACTACAAAAAATGAAAGGTAAAGGTGAAAAATTATGCCTAATGTAACTGGTATTGGTACAACTTGGAATTTACCCAACTATGCGGGTGAACTTTTTACGGCTGATCCTACTCAAACCCCGTTTCTTTCTATGATTGGCGGGCTTACGGGTGGTAGACAGACCGACAACTTTGAATTTCCTACGGCGGTTCTTTATGACTTCCCGGAAGCTGAACAGCCGAACATTTCTGAAAGCGATTCCACAACCGCCCCGGCTGCAAGTCACATTGCAAGGGAGCAGGAAAAGAACGTAGTTCAGATTCATCAGGAAGTAATTGACCTGACTTATGCGAAAATGAGCAATTCCGGGCGTATGTCCGGGCTGAATACGGCGGGGCAGAATCCGAACCCTACGGATGAAAAGGCTTGGCAGATTCAGCAGAAATTGATTAAGATCGCCCGTGATGTGGAATATTCTTTCATTCGTGGCACTTATCAGATTTCTACGGGTGCAAATGTAGCAAACAAAACCCGTGGTATGCTGGAACTTTGCACTTCCGACACCGGAACTTCCATTGCCGCCGCTGGTGCAGATTTGAACAAGTCTTTGCTGGATCAGCTTTTCCGTGAAATGGCTGATAACGGTGCGTACTTTGGTAAGATGGTTCTGTTTTGCGGTGCATATCAGAAACAGGTGATTACCAACCTTTACGCCGATCAGTTTAAGGCGAATATGCAGACTACACAGAATGTCGGCGGTATGAATATCACAGAGATTGAAACCGACTTCTTCAAGATGGGTGTGGTTTGGGATCGTTTCATGCCGAATGATTCCCTTCTGATTGCGGATATGGCACACATTGCCCCGGTATTTCAGGCAGTTCCCGGAAAGGGCGTACTGTTTCAGGAAGATTTGGCAAAAACGGGTGCTTCTGACAAGGTACAGATTTACGGACAGATTGGACTTGCACACGGTCCGGCGTTCCTTCATGGTGCTATTAGCGGGCTGAAAACCGCCACGGCGTAAAGAAAGGGTAAGGTGATTGTATGTTCAAGGTAACAAAAACGCCCAAAACCCCTAATATTATTTGGGATGCTTCCAACAATCGCCCCCTTTGCAGATTCGTAAAGGGGGTATTTGAAACCAACGATGAAGCACTTGCTTCCGAATTGAAGGGCAAAGGGTATGTTGTTGAGGGTGAAGCCGATGCAAAACCCGTTGAAAAAATGACAGTTGACGAGTTGAAAGCCTATGCAGCGGAACACAACATTGATTTGGGTGATGCGAAAAACAAGGCTGATATTCTGAAAACTGTTCAGGAAGCAGAAAATAAGCAGTAAAGGCGGTGATTCCTATGCTTGAAAAGGTAAAGGAACGCTTGCAATCGTTTGGGTACACCCTGAAAGATGGTGATGAAGTTATTTTGACCTTTTCCATTCAGAAGGTGGAAAACACTATCAAGAATGATTGCAATGTATCTTCCGTGCCTGACGGGTTAGAGAATATCGCTATTGATATGGCAATCGGTGAGTTCTTAACGGCAAAGAAAACATTTTCACCGGACGATATAGCAGGGCTTGATTTAGATTATGCGGTAAAGCAAATACAGACGGGTGACACCAACACCGTATTTGCAACCGGGGAAGGGAATTTGACCGCTGAACAGCGGTTAGATAATTTCTTGAACCACCTTCTTACTTACGGGCGTGATGAATTTTCCTGTTACAGAAAGATTAGATGGTGAAAGCACTTGAAGCCGCACAAAAAGCGGCAAGGAAAGCGATTGAAAGCACCTATTACACAGGTGTTTGCACTATCATTGAATATCAGGAAGTAACAGATGAAAATAAAATCACCCGTCAAGAAGAAGTTACCGTGATTGAAAATCAGCCCTGTAAATTGTCTTTTGAAAAGTTGAACGCCGTTGTTCAAACCGATACAGCCGCCGCAAGTTCGCAAGGCACAAAGTTATTCATATCGCCGGAAGTGGTTGTGAACGCTGGTTCAAAAATCGTTGTGGAGCAAAACGGGGTAAAAACCGAATATTCCGCAAGCGGTGAACCCGCCGTTTATCCTTCCCACAAGGAAATTATGCTTGAACTGTTCAAAGGGTGGGCGTAAATGGGAAAAATGGGTAAGTTTTCGGCGGCTGATATGAAAAAACTTCAAAAGAAGTTGAACAAAATTCAAGAAGCAAATGTTGAAGCGTTTGTTGATGAATGTGCAAAAGAACTTGCCGCACGGCTACTTGCTAAAGTTATCAAGCGTACACCCGTTGGAGAATACCCAAAGAGTTCAGGCAAAAAAGGCGGTACACTTCGCCGGGGCTGGACTTCCGCAAGCCATGAAGAAGCCGCAAGCGGGGGAAAATCAAGTGCTGCAAAGTACGCTGATTCCCTGAAAATAAACCACTTTGGAAACACCCTTGTAATTGAGATTGTGAACCCGGTTGAATATGCTTCCTATGTGGAGTACGGACACCGAACCGCAAATCATTCAGGGTGGGTGCAAGGTCGGTTCATGCTTACGATTTCGGAACAGGAAATTCAGGATATAGCCCCTAACGTGTTGGAGCAGAAAATCAAGAAGTTTTTAGGGGAGTGCATGAAATGATAAATTCAATAATTGAAGCAATCAGCATTTCCTTAAATGCTGAATTTGGTGACAGCTACAAAAATTACACGGAAGAAGTGAAGCAGGGTTTGAAAGAACCTTGCTTTTTTATTTCGTGTATCAACCCCACGCACAACCTTTTTCTTGGAAAACGGTACTTCCGGGAAAACCAATTTTGTATTCAGTATTTTCCGGCTGATAAGCAGCGGGCAAAAGAAGAATGTAATTCGGTTGCTGAACGGATGGAATTTTGCCTTGAATGGCTGACCGTTACCGGGGATTTGGTGCGGGGTTCAAAAATGAAGTATGAAGTGGTGGACGGAATTTTGAACTTCTTTGTGAACTATGATTTGTTCGTTTACAAGGTTACGGATTCTGACACTATGGATTCAATTTCGGAAAATGTTTCCGTGAAAGGATAAGGTGATTGAATGGCAGCGAAAAAGGCAACCGCAAGCGAACCTGAAAAGATTGAAAATAAATTTTCAAAGGCACAGTTGCTTGCAGCGGAACACTTTCAGGATAGGAAGGATATTGTGAACACCCTTCTTTCCCCTGATAAAACGTACACGGTTGAAGCCGTGGATAAGATGATTGATGATTACATGAAAGGACAGGTGAAATAATAATGGCTTTAGGCGGTGGAACTTTCGTTACACAGAATAAAGAATTGCCGGGTGCATATATCAATTTCATTTCGGCAGCTTCCGCAAGTGCAACCCTTTCTGATAGGGGCGTTGCAACAATGCCCCTTGAATTGGATTGGGGCATTGACGGGGAAGTTTTTGAAGTAACCAACGGCGATTTTCAGAAGAACAGTATGGAAATCTTTGGTTACGATTATACCAGCGAGAAGTTGAAGGGATTGCGTGATTTGTTCCTGAACACTCAAACCCTTTATGCGTACAAGCTGACTTCCGGGGGCAAAAAGGCAACAAACGCTTATGCGGATGCCCTTTATACCGGAATTCGTGGTAATGATTTGAAAATCGTTATTCAGAAGAACGCCGATGATGCAAGTATGTTTGATGTAACAACCGTTCTTGGAACTACCACGGTTGACGAACAGACCGTTGCAAAGGCGGCTGATCTGACAGCAAACAAGTATGTGAAGTTCAAAACCGATGCAGAATTAGCGGTTACAGCGGCAACCCCATTGACCGGGGGCGAGAATGGAACGGTGGACGGTACAGCCTATCAGACTTACCTTGATAAGATTGAATCCTACACTTACAACACTATGGGCGTTGTGGTTACGGATGATACCACAAAGGGGCTTTTCACTTCTTTTGTCAAGCGTTTGCGTGATGAAATGGGCGTGAAATTCCAGCTTGTAGTTTATCAGAAAGCCGCTGATTACTACGGAACTATCAATGTGAAGAACGCCGTAACTGATGAAGGTTGGAGTGCGGCAAGCCTTGTTTATTGGGTTACGGGTGTTTCCGCTGGTTGTGAGGTAAACAAGAGCAATCAGAACAAGGTTTATGATGGTGAGTTCACCGTCAATGTGGATTACACGCAGAATGAACTGAAAAAGGCAATCAAGGCGGGCGAATTTACGCTTCACAAGGTCGGTTCGGATATTCGTGTACTTGAAGATATTAACAGCATGGTTACTACTTCCGACACGCAGGGAGATATTTTCAAGGACAATCAGACAATCCGTGTGATTGA